AGATGATACAGTAATAGCTACTGTTGATAAAGACTTACTAATGGTAGAAGGTAAGCATTATAATTATGTAAAGGAAACGTGGCAAGATGTTACAGCTGAAGAAGGTGAACAATTTTTTTATAAGCAAATGTTAACCGGTGATAAAGTTGATAACATTATTGGCATACACGGTATAGGTGAAAAGAAGGCTACTAAACTTCTTAATAATACTCCTAGAGAAGAATGGGATAAAGTAATAATAGACCTGTACTTAAAAGAATTTAATCCTGACGGTTTTCAAAGAGCAGTAGAAAATGCACATTTATTGTGGATGCTACAAAAAAATAAACAAGTTCCAATAGACTTTGTTAAGGAGTTGACCGTTGAAAAAAAGAAAAACAAGAACAAAAACAACAAGTAAAAATATATACAGAAGTGGATTAGAAAGCACCTTTGCTACAAAGACAAGAGGAATGGGTTTTGTCTTTGAGCCGGAGAGACTGCCCTACATAGTTCATCGTAAATATGTACCTGATTTTGTTAAAGATAATATACTTATAGAGTGTAAAGGATTTTTTAGAGCAGGTGATGTGCTTAAATATAAATCAGTTAAGAAAACATACCCCGATAAAGAATTAATATTTATCCTGTCTGACCCTTATAAAAAAGTTAGGAAAGGTAGTAAACTAAATATGGGTCAATGGTGTTTTAAAGAAGGTTTTGCATACTTCACAATTAAAAACTGTGATAAATTAAAAAAGTATATATCTCTAAATGAAGAACAAAAATATGAATATAGACAAAAATATTTGAGAGGTGTGTGATGGGTGATTTATTAAATTTTTTAGAATATAAAGAAGGTAAACTAGCAGAGGAAACAATATCTTTTACTTTTGAAGAATTATGTGACAGACTAAAGGAGATAGATGAAATTACTTTAATGGAAGTATTAGAAATAAGTTCAGAAGATTTAGTGGAAAGGTTTGAAGATAAAATAGAAATAAAAATTAATCAAATTAAAGAAGACTTAAGGGGAGAATAATGACAAGACTATTAGAAAAGAAAGAAACTTATACTGTTGATTATCCAAGAGCAGTAGAGTATTGTGAAAATGCAGAAAAGATATTTTGGTTTGCAGATGAAATAGAAATGGAAAAAGACATACACGATTTAAAAACTAACTTAACACCCCAAGAATTACACGGAGTTACTACTGTCCTTAAATTATTTACGTTATATGAATTACACGTTGGTAATGAATACTGGTTAGACTATGTAAGAAAAGTATTTCCCCGCCCTGAAGTACAACGTATGGCAAGTGTATTTGGTATGTTTGAATTAAATGTACACGCACCTTTCTATGATAAGCTCAATGAAGTTATGGGTTTAAAGACTGATGAATTTTATGAAAGCTATACCAATGATAAAGTATTAAAAGATAGAATGGATTGGATAGATAAACAGTTCAGCGAGAAAGACCCTTTATATATTACTGCTATTGGTAGTATTACTGAGGGTGCAATATTGTACAGTAACTTTGCTTTCCTAAAACATTTCCAAGCGGAAGGTAAAAACAAACTAATGAATATGACAGCGGGTATTAACTTCTCCGTTAGAGATGAAAACTTACACAGCGAGGCTGGGGCTTGGTTACATAGAACATTAAAGAAAGAAATGAATATTAGTGATGCAAAATATCAAAAGATTGTAGATAAAATTATGGAAACTTGTGAACAAGTATATCAACACGAATCAAGAATTATTGATATGATATTTAAAGAAGGAGATATTAAAGGTATTACTGCTAAACAAATGAAAAACTTTATACAATCAAGATTAAATATTTGTTTATCGCAGTTAGATTTACAACCTATGTATACAGTAGACTATGACCCTATAAGTAATTGGTTTTATAAAAATATTAATAGTGGTTCACTACACGACTTCTTTGCAAAACAAGGAAACAATTACTCAAGAGATTGGGTGGAGGGAAAATTTGTATGGTAGCTAGTATAAAACCTAATAAGGAAGATAGAAAAAAGTTTGACATAGATTTAGAATATGGAGAAATAAAGGAAGACCAAGTATCTTCTATGTTACAAAACAAAAAGATAGAAGTAAAAAGTGAGCGTGGTATGTGGATGAAGACAGGAAATATTTGTATTGAATATGAATGTTGGAATAAACCATCTGGTATTAATGCTACTGAATCTGATTATTGGTTTCATAACTTATGTATTAATGATAAAATATTCTGTACATTAGTCTTTGAAACTAGTAAATTAAAAAATATAATAAAGACAATGAAAGGTAAAAAATCAGTTATGGGTGGTGATAACAACGCATCTAAGATGTGGTTACTACCTTTAAATAAATTATTTGAGTTACAGACATACGAGGAATTTAAGGATAATGAAACATAAATCAATATATGATGAACTATCAGACGAAAGAAAAAGATTACAGGCAGAAGGTAAACTACCGTTATGGGTTACTACACCCTCTTGGCAAATACTAAAGGATAAATATACTAGCCCCGAATACCCTGACTTACATTCTATTTATAAAAGAATATCTTATGCAGCTGCAAAACATATGAAAGGGGAAGAAGAACATTATCAAAAGATATTCTTTAATTTAATGTGGAATGGTTGGTTAGCTTGTTCTACCCCTGTACTAGCTAATATGGGTGCTGATAAAGGATGCCCCGTATCTTGTAGTGGTAATTATGTAGGTGATAACATTTATGATTTTTATGACTCACAAAAAGAAACTGCAGTACTAACTAAGAATGGTTTTGGTACTTCAAGTTATCTTGGTGAGATAAGAGAAAGGGGTAAACCAATATCCGTAGGTGGAGTGGCTAGTGGCATACTCCCCGTACTCAAAGATTATGTACAGTTATCTCGTGATGTATCACAAGGTAATACTAGGAGGGGTGCTTGGGCTGGTTATCTTGAAATGGAACACGGTGATTTCTGGGAGATAGCTAACTTTGTTGTTAATCATCCTGACGATTGTAATATTGGTTGGTTAGTTACTAATGACTTTATTACAAGATTGGATAGTAAAGACGAAGATGCCATAGCTCGTTATCAGAAAGCGATGAAAGTTAAGATGCTAACAGGTAAAGGTTACTTCGTATTCATTGATAAGATGAACGCCCAAAATCCTCCTATGTATGCTGAACACGGATTAAAAGTAAAAGCTAGTAATTTATGTACAGAAATAACATTACATAGTGATGAATTTCATACCTTTACTTGTGTTTTATCGTCTATGAACTTAGCTAAATATGATGAATGGAAAGATACGGATGCAGTACACGATGCTATAATATTCTTAGATTGTGTAGCGGAAGAATTTATATCTATAGGTAAAGGTATTAAAGGTTTAGAAAATGCAGTTAGATTTACCAAATCTGGCAGGGCATTGGGGTTAGGGGCATTAGGTTTTCATACTTACTTACAACAAAATATGGTTGACATTGAATCTTTTGAAGCACATACTATGAATATGAATATATTTAAAGACATTAAAAAAGAGGCTGTAAGGGCTAGTCAGATGTTAGCTAGAACTAAGGGTGAACCTAAATGGTGTAAAGGTCACGGTGTTCGTAATACTCACCTATTAGCTATAGCCCCTAATAGTTCTAGTGCATTAGTTTGCGGTAGTGTATCACAAGGAATTGAACCAGTTTATAAAAATGTATTCGTACAAGGAAGTCCCGCTGGTGAGATAAACCGCATCAACCCTGTACTGATTGAGTTAATGAAATCTAAGGGTGTATATAACCAAGATACCATTAACCAAATCATTAAGGATAATGGTTCAGTACAGTTAGTTGATTGGTTAAGTGATGAAGAAAAAGCTGTATTTAAAACTAGTTTTGAGATTAATCAAGAAGTGTTAGTTAGATTAGCTAGTGCAAGACAAAGATTTATATGTCAAGCCCAGTCTTTAAATTTATTCTTTCCTAGTGATACTCCTGAAGAAGAAATTAGTAGAGTACATAAACTTGCTTTTAAAGATAAACAAATAAAGTCCCTATACTATTTACGAAGTGAGGCTGGAGTAAGAGGTAGTAGTGGTGAATGTATTGCTTGTGAAGGTTAATCATAGTAGTCCCCTAAGTAACTGGGAGTGTCTTTCCTCGCACTCCCTTTTACCCTTTAATATTTTTTAGTTGTTTTCTTTTTCTTTTTAATATAAGTTCTCTTTTTTCTTGTATTCACATTGACCCCTTTTAGTTTTTGTTGAACTGATTTAGGTAATTCATTTTTATGAAATAGCTTTACACTCCTAGTAGTGTGTGATGCACCTGAATGTAAAGTTCCATCTTTCATTTTATGTGTTTTACCGGTAAATAATTTTCCGTCTTTAGTATAGTGTGGTACGCCTTTCATATTAATTTCCCATTGGTAAGCTATCAAGTCTTAAATGTATTTTACCTAGTTCTTTTTCCATCCAAGTAGCTAAGTTATCTTCTACATCTCTAAGTGATTCATCCTGTCTTTCTAGTATGCCGTATATTTCTCTAATCATATTATTGTTAAATAATACTTTATCATTTAAATCATTAATTAGTTTATTTAATTCACTTAAATCAGCTATTTGAGTTTTAGCCATAGAGTCTTCTAAGACATCTAATCTAGTTGAGATATTGTTTGTTAGCCAAGTTGAAATAATTATTACAGTTGCTAACAATAATAGTAAAAATTTATTATTCATTTCTTCTTTTAGCCTCTTGCCTTTCTAATGCATTTTCTAATCCACCCCCAAAAAAGTTATACCATAGTTTACCAAAGACAGGTAAGTTTTTAATAGTTCTTTCAGGCAAAGTATCACCTTCTTCAATTAATTTAACCATATCTTTACTAACATCTGTAAGAACTTGTAATGGAGGTGTTACAGTATTTACAACAGCACCTGCTATATCACCCTGCTTTAAATATCTATCTTGTATATATTGACCTGCAAAAAGTAAAGACCACAAATGATTTATAGAATTATCTGGTACATCTTCAACAGTAAAACCCCTACCTAACATCCAGTCTTTAGTTTCTTGTACCGTACCATTCATACCACCTACTAGTAAAGCATAACCTGCTAAGTTTCTACCTGCTTTTAATTTATTACCTGACTTATATTCTTGTACCACACGCTTACGAAGTAAGTCTAATTGTTTTAATGTAAAGGATTTAAGGGCATAAAATATACGACCATTAGGAGCATTTAAATATGCTTCAGGCATTTCCGACATTGATATAGGTTGAGCATCTGATAACTCATTCCATAAATAAAATTTAACTCTATCAGTTACTTCCCCCTTTCTTAACTCGTTTACTAACATATTAAATTCATCTTCACCAAAAACTTCTTTATATTTTTTTGATAAGGCTTTAGTACCTGCTTCAGACTGTACTGCTTTTGTAGCTTTTTTGTGAGCAGCTGTTAATAAAACATTTTTACCATACCTATCTGCTGCTCTAAATCCTCCAAGCTTTAGTACTTCTCCTAATATTCTTGAAGTGTCTACTGCATTGTTTAATTCGTGTGACATAATATCATCTAGCCCTAACCCTTTCATAGTTACTTTTCTATCTCCAAGTAAAGAAGCTATAGTATTTCTATTACCTTGCAACCAAGCAGATACCCCAATATCACCAAACTGAACCATAGCAGATATTGGATTACCTAATGTAATACCATAACCAAAGTCTCTAACAAATCTAAGAAATCTATTAGGGGATTTTTCACCCATACCAAATCTAGCAGTTAATAAACTTGATAATTCGTCAACATCATTTATATCAAGATTACCCCTTTCTATTTCTTTTCTTACATAATTACCTACTGATTCTTCAATATTTTCAGAAAGAGGAGTAGTTTTCTTACTAAGCCTACCTAAAAATGTTCTACGTTCAATATCATTAACTGATTGTCTAATATAGTTTGTTAAAGCTACAGAAGGTTCTTCATAATATTTAGCCATATCTTCTGTTATCTGGTCTATTTTTCTTGACTTAGTAAAACCTAACCCTGCACCATCTACTTTAGGGATAAACCCACGAATAGACTGATTAATAATTTTATTTACTTCTTCATCCGGTAATTCTTTTGTTGAGTTTAATTTTAATTCTTCTGTTCTTTTATATAAAGCTTGATTTAATGCACCTCTTTGTTCTACATTTAAGGATTTTCTTAATCCTTGTAAATCTTTTACTTTTGCTGGGAAATAGTTTTCAATTATATTTATTTCATAACCAGCTTTTTCTAAATCTTTTTGTTTTTTAGCTAATAAATTTCTTACCTTAGATATATCTGTTGCAATATCTGGATTTCTTTTCCTTAGTATATTTGCAACTGCATTATATTGACCATTGTGTAAATGCATACCTATTAAATTACGGGTTTTCTTATTCTCTCTGTTAATTGCTCTAGTAAAATTTGTAACTGTTTTTAACTCTTGATAAGTTTTTACTGCTACATTAAACTCGTGTTTTCTTAGTTTACCAAATATTAATGGAGATATATTCTTTACTCTTGTAGATATGCTTCCTACTATTTTATCTGTAAATAAACCTAATTTACCTTGTGAGCCTCTATCGTGAACTTTAAGTAATTCTTGTTCTACTCTTGCTTGTGGTAGCATTGGTGTTTTTAAAGGGATGCTAGTATTATCTAATGTTTTTGTTAAATCTTCTGCAGTCATTCCTAATTCATCTTGTACATACTTAGGCATATCTTTAGCTGCTACATTTTTAGAAATACCAACTGATACAGTATCATTGATTTCTTCCATTTTAATATTAGCTTCTTGCATTTCTTCTTTATTTACTTTTCTTTTTTTAAGAACTTGTAAACCTTTACTTATAACACCAGAAGCTACTCCACCAAATGCAGTTGTATAAGCTAGTTTTTCTTTATCTATTTCAGCTGCAACTGTAGCTAAATCTTCTGTAACAGAATACAATGCAGCTATACCTGAACCAGTAGCAGTTGCTGCTTTAACTGTTTGTCCAACGGGGAAAAGTATAGTAGGGTCAACTAATATTTTTGAAACTGCCCCCATAGTTTCTGCAAAACCAGTACTTCCTTCTTTACTTAATGCAGATAGTACTGGATATTCTTTTTTTAATTCTTCTTGTCTATGTTTAATTAAGACAGCTCGTCTTTCGTCTTCCGATAAGTCAGTAAAACCCTCCCCATATAATTCATCAGGGGATGTATAGAATGTACCGTTCCTACCAAAAACACCTAACGGAAACTTACTTTCTAATATTAAAGCGGTGTTGGTAAGAATATTATCACTACTATCTAAACCAAAATTAAATTTTCTAAAAGCACTTATTTCATCTAAGGCTTCTTCTCTTTCTTTTGCTTTAGTTTGTTTTTCTATTTGCTCAGGGGTAGCTTGGGGTACAACTTCATTTAATAATGATTCAATATTAGATTCTTCTGTTGTTGTAGTTACTTTTACTTTAGGTGCTACTACTACCTCATTCAATAATTCTTCTATACTAGCCAAGATTAACTCCTTACTTATGGGTTATAGGTAAAGTCTTCACCACCAAATATACCTAAAAATTTATCACCTTCTTTAAAAGTTCCATTTGCTATATTTTTATCAACTATCATTTCAAATGCTTTTGCATCTCCAATCCAAGCTTCATTCTTATTATTTCTATCTTGGTCTTTTTTCCATTTATCTTTAAAAACTTCTAGTTGTTGATGTAAATCATTTATAGCAACTTCTCTATCATCCTTACCTAATTCAATACCTTTTTTATTAAGTAAGCTTTCATAGAAAGTGTTTTGTTCTTTAGTAGCTATTTTAGGGGTAAAAGGTTTTCTAAGTTCTTCCTCTTTCTTTTCTAATTTTTCAGTAGCTTTAGTTTTTTGAGCTTCCTTTGTATTTGCTAATGATATGTAAGCATTTGCAGCTTGATAATCTTCTGCTGTTAGAGCAGCTTGAGCTAGTCTGTTATAATAAGCTACACTTCCCTTTTCAAGTTTTGCTAAATCTTCATTTAACTCTTTTTGTAAAGCTTCATTTTCTTTTGCTTTAGCCATTTCAAGGTCTTCATACCCTAATCTTTTCATTAGACCACGCCCTAACATATCACCAAACTGTTGACCTAATATAGCTACTGTAGGGTCTATGTCACCTTGTTTAATTCTTTGTTGTGCTAGTAGTCTATTTCTTTCAGCTCGTTCTTCTAATAAACCTTGTGTATCTAAACCAAATATATTTTTAATCATTCCTGCCATTTTATTCTCCTATGCCTT